TGTCACATGGTTTGACATCGGCAATCACCAGTTCAAGGGTTGATTTGTTGGCCTGAAGGACGAGAGAGAGGGGCGTGTCGCTATCGAGGAAACGCCAGCGGCAGAGGGCTGTGAGGGAGACGGCATCCCAGGAGGTCACATTACACGTGACCGTACCGGGGACTACACGGGGGTCAGCTTCCACCCGGGTGATAACCTCGGCGCAGAACGCGGCGCGGGCTGAGGCCGTAGACTCCTCCCGAATCCAGTCATGGAGGAGGGAACCGAAGTCTGTGTCGTAGAAGAGGTTTCCAAGACGGGTGAAGAGACGCAGACGGATGTCCTGCACCCCGGTGTCCACGCCGTCCGTGAGGACCAGCGTGCCGTTGGCAGCGACCTGTGCCTGCATGTCTGCGTCAAGGGCTATGTCCTGCCCCCAGAGATCCGTATCCGTGCTCATACGCAGAATTCTTGACACGAAGACTCTGCATCTTCGAGGACACCATGCACACTGTGCACGGTATTTCGCGGCCTAGTGGTGAGGGCAGGAACCGCCGGACCGCGTGGCAGCGTAAGCGTCTCCGTCCACGGCGAGGTTTCCTGAGAAGGAGGCCTGTCCCCTGCCTCCGTCCCAGTTCGTGCTGACGAGTACGCCCTGCAGGTTGATGCGAGGGGCTCTGAGCGTGATTTCCTCGTCTGCCTCAATAACGGCCTTGGTGCCGGCCTTTATCGTCCAGGTCTTGCCGGCTTCCGTCCTCACGTCCTCAGGGGTCAGCATGATAATATGCTTGTCTTGGTCTATGCGGAGTTCGACGCCGTTCTCAAGTTGGATGACAAATTCGTTCAGTCCGGCCCTGGGGGCGTTATTGCCCCCGCCCCAGCGCATGTTCGTGATGGCTGGGAAGTTCGGGTCCCCATCATAATAGGTGATGTCACACGGTGTTCCTACAGAAGGTGGACAGACGATCCCACGGTTGTTTCCGCCCCAGACAACGGGCAGGGAAACGTGGGAGATGACGGGTTCTCCATTGTCCTCCTGGCCGTCATTCCGGAGAGGCTGGACATCCGCGTAATAGGCTCCGTCGCTTGCGTACACGGCCACGATTTTTCCTTTACGTGTCATGCGGTAGTAAGCGCGGAGGTCCGGCTGCGCAACCTCTACCGCCTTCCTGATTGTTCCTATGGGGTCATGCCTGCTTTCCCGGTCATCCATTTTAACTCCATCCTTCGTCCGTGCCGTAGGTTACCTGAGTTGTGTTGCCCGCGTCCTCCAGCGTGTGAATGACGCTGAGGGCACGGTAGACGTCATCGATGCCCCTGCGGCTGTCATATACGTGCACCAGCCGGCTATGCGTGAGCCCGGGAAGGACTACGGAGGTGACGACGCCGATACCACCCACGGCCAATGGAGGAGTATGAGCTATGAGATTTTCGGCAGTCGCCACCCTGTACTCGTCACCGGGTTCGTCTCCGTCGCTCCACGTGAGACCGGAAGCTCCCAGCCAGAGCGCGTGCCTGTGCATGTCGCAGCCGTATGAACGTTCAAGCGTTGTTCCGAGCTGCTTGATGGCTCTGGCCACGGTGCAGTTGCTGAATACCTGATGAGGGAGGACTGGAGAGGGAATGGAGATATTTCCGACAGAGAGGCCTGTCTTTGCCAGGAGGCGCCGGGCAACGACATCTGCCGGCTCGTTGAGGAAACTCTCTGTTACCCGTGTTGTGGCTAAGGACTGTTCCTGGCCTACGCAGCGCACGATCACGGCGTCAGCGTCAGGAGCTGAGGCGTGCGGCTGGTCTATGCCAGAGATAGATCCTTCCCACTCCTGCCAGAGCGAGTCTTCCCCTCTGTATCCGAAGCAGATATCCACAGGCTGTCCCACGGCCAGGGATGCGCGCACAGTGCCTTCCGGATCGGGAATAACAACAGACGCCATCCCAACGACTGCACGGCGTCTTGATATGATCTCTATTTTTGGGCTTCTGGTTATGTCCAGAGGCCCGATTAAGCAGCGCACGTTGAAACCTTCAATCATCACTTGAGATCCGCTTTGATCGTGTATTCCTCGGCCTCTTTCCTGGCAGAGGATGCGGCCTTGCCCGCGTTGTTCCCTTTCGAGGCGGCCTGCCTGGCGGCCTGGGCGAGGCTTTTGGGCGTAATTTTCGAGGCTGCTGCCTGTTCAAGCTTCACGACAGGCGGGTTGTGTTCGGTGAAGGCAAGCTGCGCCTGGATTTCATCAGAGCTTGAGGTTTCGGAGGATTCAAGGCGGGAGAAGACCACCTGGCGCACGCCCCGGGCCTGCATATGCCTGTTGGCCACGGTGAAGATGGCGGGGTTGGCGCTTCCGTCTGTCTGCCTGAAGTACCCGTTGATGGTCTGAAGCTTGTCATAGCAGGAGCCCTGGTCATCCGTGGGCAGAAGGAGCGTGATGCTGATGGACGTGTCTTCCCAGCCCTGCGGCGTCTTTTTCTTGCCCGAGGTCTTGTCGACGCTCTGCTCGTCCATGCGGACAGAATCGCTCACTTTCAGGTTCTGGAGGAGCCCGGGAAGGGCATCTCCACCAATGCGGACAATGCCGTCTTCAAAGGTCAGCAGTTTGATGCTCATGCCAGCCCCTCCCCGTATTCCGTGGCCGCCTGGCGGAGTTCATCGTAGAAACTGTTGGCGTCCTTAACGTTCGGCAGGGTGATGTTGGCGATGTGCAGCGTCCAGTAGCGAGGCTGTGCGGCCGTGTCGCCTGCCTGCCTGGCTCTTTCCTGCTGCCCTTCCGTTCCTGTAGTGCCGTCAGGCATGGGAACCTCAGGCGTCTGAATGGGCAGGGAACGGGGGGTCATGCTCTGAATAGCCTTCAGAGAAGAGGTAACATTTGACGTATCCAGAGCCGGGAGGGCTGCGCCGCCGGCATCGGTCAGAGCTGTGCGGATGTTCTGTCCAATCGGCTCGAGGGAACGGCTGACCGTCCCCTGCAGGGTGCCGGCTCCGAGGGCAACGCCTCCGGCGAGGGTTGTCATCATCTTCTGGCCCGAGAGGGTCAGTGTAGAGAGCGGCCCCTCTTTGGCGTCGGAGTGCGGGAGCAGGCTTCCGATTTTATCGAAGACGCCGGAAACGGCGTCCCTGATACTCCCGGCAGCTGACAGGATGCCATTCTTGAGCGTCTCAAGAATTTTCCGGCCGCATTCTGAAAGATCGATGCTGTTGAGGAAATTGACCACGTCATCGAAGGCCGCTCTGATGGCATCGCCGATACCCAGACTGTCGGCGATGCCCATAACTGCGCTGACCAGGGAATCGCATGCGCCCCTGGCCGCGTTCAGGGCGCCAGTCCAGTCCCCATTGATGATAGCTATGACCCAGTCGAACAGGTTCTTGAGGATGCTGAGCCCCTGCACCACGGCGTTGATGGCGGCGCCGAGCAGACCGAAGCCAACGCTCACAATGGATCCGAGAATTTCGCCGAAGTTTTCCCAGGACGCGGCTTCAGAGGACACGTCAACGCCGAAAAGCTTACCTATAGCGGACCCCAGAGAGGTTATGGCGTCCATGAGCCTGAGCATGGCCGGCGTAATAAGTTCCGTGAACTTTGAAAAATCGAGACCTTCCCAGAAACCGGTGAAGAGGCTCTTCACCCGGTAAATGGCCTTCGAGATGTTGATGACTAGGGGAGTAAGGCCGGATGCATCCAGCTGCTTCGCAAGCTCACCTTTGATGGTCACGGTAGATCCGGTCAGGCTCTGGAAAGCGGCGATGACACCGCGGATCACGAGAGAGACATTTTGGGCCCAGCGGTCGATGGTGTCTCCAATGCCGGCAAAATTCGACTTGTAGACGGCATAGAGCGTCCCGATGACGGCGATGAGGGCCCAGAAGGGGACGCCGAGGCCTACGAGAGCGGCCCTGAGCGGTGCCAGTGTGCCCGTGATGAGAGGCATGACACGGGAGAGGCCCCAGCTCGCGGCGCTGAATGCGGTGACGGCGATGACAGCCGTAGACAGGGCGCCAGCCAACGAGATGAGCCACTGCCCGATGGCAGACTCGGCTACGGCGCGCAGCGCTTCCGCAATGACGCCAAGGGCATTTGCGCCCGCTGTAATGGCAGGCAGAAAAGCCTTGCCTATGGCGATGGCAAGGTTCCTGACGCGGTTTCCGAGAAGCTGGAGTGCGTTCTTGGTGGTTCTGGCTCTCTGGTCAAACTCGGACTGCATGGATCCGGCATACCTGGCCTTGTCCCGGACAAGGTCGAAGGCCTGGTTGAGGTTGTCCACGTTCTGGAGAAGGGGAGCAATGGCGCCGATGGATTCCTCGCCGAAGAGCTGCGTGAGGACGGACATCTGATTTTCCCTGGGCAGGGCAGCAATGGCTCCCAGAACGGCCTTCATTGTGCCTTCCGCATCCTTCTGCATGCCTTTGGCAAGGTCTCCGGCAGAGAATCCGAGTTTTTTTAAGGTCGTTATCTGGGTCTTGGTCATGGCGCTGCCCTGGGTGAGCGTCGTCACGAAGTTCTTCAGAGCTGTAGACGCAACCTCGGGTGCGGCGCCTGCTGACAGGAAAGCGGCGCCGAGAGCGGCCACCTGCGTCTCGGTAAGGCCGCAGGCCATAGCCGTGGCGCCCATACGCTGTATGACCTCTCCCAGAGCCGGAGCAGTGGCGTTCATATGGTTGGAAAGGTAGTTGACGGCATCGCCCAGACTGTAGACCTGGGGGAGTGTGAGGTTCATGCCGGCACGCCAGTCAGCCATCATCTTGCCTGCCTGGGCACCGGTAAGGTCAAAGGCAACGCCCATCTTGGCCGCCTGCTCAGCGAATTCCTGCAGATCGTTTTTCGCGATGCCGGACTGCCCTGCCGCGGCGATGATATCCGCGATGCCGGAGGCGGCCATGGGAATGCGTGCGGACATGTCCTGGATGCTCTTCCCCATGGCGTCGAATTCCGCTGCGGAATCGAAGTCCACGACCTTGCGGACCTCAGCCATGCTTTCTTCAAAGTCCATGGCGGACCTGGCACATGCGCCGAAAGCCCCCAGAAGGGCTCCGGCGGCTGCGGCAACGGGTGCCATGGATACGGCCAGGCGCCCCATGGAATCCCCCAGGCCGGCGGCATGCCCTTTGGTCGCGGCCATGGCTGCCTGAACCCTGCCCAGGGGGCCGCTCATCAAGTCCACGAGGTTCAGCGTGGCGAAAACCTGGAAGGCCTCCATCATTTACTCCCGAAAATCCGGCCCAGCGCCTGAAAATACCGTCTCTCCATCCATGCAGCCTCCCGGACCTGATCTGCCCACTCGCCGAGGTCCTCGGCGGGAGCGGTGTGGAGCCAGTGCAGGATCATTGCGTCCCCCTGGCCCCACTGGTCCGGGTCTTCCCCTAGTTTCCCAGGTCGGCCTTTACGCCTACGGCTGTGATGAGAGCCCCGCTGTAAGAAGTCGTGATGCCGGGATACTCTTCCATTGCCTGAAGCAGGCTTTCCTTGTCGTCAGGATGCACGGTGGAAAGAAGAAGCGTGCGGGAAGCGAGGCTGGCATTCTTGCCGGCTGTATCCTGCAGCCGCCTGATTTCAGTCTTAGTGGGTTTAGCGAAGCGGAAGGAGAGTTCGACTTCCTTGCCTTCCCAGGGGTCCGAGAAGGTCAGGGGGAAAGCAACATATTTGCGGTCGTCAGTCTCTGGCATGTATCATAACCTCCTGGTTTAGATGGTGGCGCTTTCAGCCTTGGCGGCGACGCCGTTCCAGATGATGGGAGAGAGAATGGTGAAGTCGCAGGAGACGGGAGAGGCGTTGTTATCACCCTGGCTCGCGCCGCCGCCCGAGAACTTCGTGATGCGGCAGTTCTTGAGCGTGTCGGTCACGGTGCCCATGTCGGAATTTGCGTAGCTCACGACTATGGTGAAGGGCGTGTGGTCATAGATGCCGCCCGTGGTGCCATCCGTAAGGGCGGACTTGAGCTTCTCCCACTCGTCCCTGTCGAGAACCATGGAGCCGGAGGCCTCGTAATTTCCGCGGCCCCAGGAGCGGGCAATGCCGCCCTTGCCGTACCGGGCTGTGATTTCCTGCTGGTCCTCGTATTTGATTTCTGTGATGCCTACAGCTTCGCCCTGCGGGAGGGTGACGCTGATGTCTTCCCAGTCATAGCCTCTGCCATTGATAGCCATATCCGTACCCTCCTCTAGTAGAGCTCACGGCTGCGCGGATCGAAGGTGGTGCCCGCGTATACGTAGGAGTTATAGAGTTTGATCTGGCGGATAATCGGGATGCCCACGAGGGTGATCTCTACGCTCACGCCGTTGTTGACGATGTCCTGGCCGTCCGGAATGTCCACGACATACCCTGCAAGTTCCTGAGGGCTCGCGGTGGTCATGGCGTCAAGGGCGGTTTCAAGGTTCGCCTTGAGGTAGGCGAGGCCGGAAGTGCTGGACGGCCTCAGGGGGTCGCCCGCCTCGTCGTACATAGATTTGAGGGCAGCAATGCGGGTCAGGCGCACAGCCTTGAAGACAGTGCGGAGCACTTCCTCATAGCGGAAGTCGGAAGTGCTGTCGGCCATGGTGCGGGAATCACCCCAGTAGGTACCTTCCATGCCGCAGTAGGAACGGGCCGTGATGTAGCCGGCGTCCTCCAGTTCTTTCTGGGCTGCGCTCCAGTCATCAGGCAGAGCGAGAGGAGACACGGGACCGTCCTTTACACGGCCGGTGGCGCGCTGCACGGGAATGGACATGACTTGTCCGGCCTGCAGAGCGCCGGCATTCCGGAAGCGGCGCAGGCCGCCCGTCTCGGTCACTTCGCCGTACTGGGCGCAGACGGTCACGAAGCGCGCGGCGAGGCTCTGCCTTTCTGCCACCATGGCCGTGGTGAAGGAACTGACGTCTTCTCCGGCGTAAGGCAGCCTGGTTTCCATCTTGAAGTAAGTGGGCCTCTGGACGTTCCAGAGTTCTTCCGCCCTGGCTTCCGCGGCGGCCCAGTCAACGGAGTCGGAAGGGCCAGCTATGTAGACGAATTCCACGTCGTATACGGAAAGCGGTTCTTCCAGGGCAGCAAAGACATCCGCGATGGTGGGCGCGGGCGCCAGGAGTTCACAGGTGTAGGTGGTACCGGTGACGTAGGTCCCCTCGGGAAAGGTAATTTCCACGCCGTAATCAGAGAGCGTGAGCGTGCCATCGGCAGGGATGGTACGCGTGGAGCCGAAGTTGTCGCCGCCGTCCACAGAGAGCCTATAGGTACCCTCATTAAGTGCGCCGCTCTTAACCACCTGGAGGACAAGCTCCGCGCTGTCGAGCACGGACTCCGCCTCAGTCACAGTAATCAGGGGACTTGTGGTGTCACCCACACGGGTGACAGGTCCCACGGGAGTACGGATACTGAAGGAGTACTCTGCGCCCTCGTCCAGCGAAGCTCCGGAAGGGAAGGAGATGGTTACTCCGGTTGGGGTACTGCCTTTGGTGATGCTGAGGGATGCGGCGGACGTGGTCTCGTCTCCGAACCCGACGCCTCCATCGTTGGAAATCTGCACTTTGGCTGTGCCGATAGCGCCACCCGAGGTCACCCTGATAATGACGTCGGCATTCTGGGCGGGCACGCCGGTGACGATGCAGTCAACTTTGGTTCCTGTCTTCTGAACTCCGGAAATATAGCCGCCGCTCTGGCCCTTCACGGGGACGGCGATGAGATAGGGATCCTGACCGGCAGTCAGCAGCATGTCGCGGACACGGTCCACGAGAGGACCTGTTCCCAGAAGGGAACCGAGGTCGCTGCGGGCGCCCACGAGGTAGGCCTTGCCCACGGTTCCCCTGGAACAGACACCTGCGACAAGGGCTTTGCCGTTGGCATTGTCGTTGACGATGCCGGAGGTGCCGTCAATGAGAAATTCGAATACATCGCCCATGGCTGGTGCCTCCTTATGCTCTGCCACCAATCGGACGGGTCCTGGTCCTCTCCAGGGCGGCCGAGTACTCGGCTTCGGTCACCTTCTTGTCTGCGGCCCAGTCCATGAGACGGCAGACGCCTGCCTGAAGCCACGTGGGGACACGGTGCATGGAGGCAAGTTCGGAGAGGGACAGAAGAGGGGCGGCCGCCTTGGCAGGGGCCTTGTCGGTCGCGGCCTGGGCCGTTTCCTTGTCGGTATTCTTGGAAGCCATGAGTTACTCCTTGTAAATCTTGGGAGTGATGGAAATCGTCGGGATGAGAGCTTCGGCCTCTTCGGAGGTGACCCTCCACACGAACTCCACCACGAAAAGCCTGTTCATCCGGTTGAAGACGCGGATCACGCTGTCGCCCACTCTCGTGTCTGCTTCACGGCCGAAGGTGGCCTCCTGAACGCGAATTTTCACCCAGTTGCCCCGGCTGTCGTTTCCGCCGCGTGGGAGGGCTGGCACAAAAGCCACGCAGAAAGCCTCCAGCCATGTCCGGTTGTCCGCGAGCACATTGGCATTGACCGTCAGTTCCACTTCGTAAAGCTCTCTCTTGCGGATTTGTTTCGTTGTCGTGCGGGATATGGCCAGCTTGCGCCCTGTGCGGGTGTATCTCTCCGGCATGAACTGAAGTTCGAGGCGCGGGCGCCTGATAGTCAGGTTGTCCTTTTTCACAATGTCGATCACACTGCCTTCCGGCATGCCGGCGGACAGCGCCGCCCGCGTGATGACCTCTCTGGCGAATGACTGCATGTGGAATCCTACGGTTTGAAAGCCCCAGCTAAAAAGTCGGCCATAGTTTCCTTCACTTCCTCCATGTCGGTCTTGGACACTCCAAGAAAGGGGCGTGGCGGAATCGTCACCTTATCAGCAGATACCGTCCGCCCGCCATTTCCCTTGAAGACAAGACGTTTTGCCTTTTTAGGTGTGATGGTGCCGCCTTTCTGATGAATACGGGCATAAACCAGGTTGCTGCCCACCATGACCTTGTCGGACGTGGCAGCGTAGTCGATGGACTTCTGGAGACGCCCGGTATCGGTCAGCGTCTGGCCGCCTTCATTAGCTGCCCGTCCTGACTTGGGCCATTTCTGTCCCTGAGGATCTTCCTCATCCGCGAACCGCTGCAGCGTGCCGGATACCAGAGCTTCGCCCACAGAGTTCATGAGGGACTTCGTGTTTCCCAGTTTGAGGGCCGCCTTACCCATCGCCTTGTCGAACCCGCCCCAGTTCAGAGACACTCCGTTCTTCGCCGTCATTGTTACAGCCCCCTGAGGTCAAAAAATGGATGTCTGGATATCACAGCAAAACTCGGCTCCTCCCGGTCTGGATTCGATTCTTCAAGCGGAAGCTTCAGCTTGCCGGAAGCAATGTCTTCCAGAAGTGCCGTGCAGTATTTCCACTGCTTCTGCAGAGGAATCCATTCATTGGCAGTGTTTCCTTCCGTATCCACAAGCGTCGTAATGGCTTCCACCGTACGGTAGGCGCTGATCACGGCGGCAATGTAGCGGACAAGCTCCGGCACATAGGGCCACGGCTGAGGATACCGGTAGGAAAGCGCGTCTCCGATTTCCCCGGAGACGGCTTCTATGGTTCTTTCCACAATGCCGGGATTCTGCTCCTCACACGCCGCCATATACCCGGCGTGCAGAAGGTCAATGATGTGGCCGCGGGTACACAGGTTCATACGTATGCCTTTTATTCGTTTTTTAGACTAGTTTTATACTAGTCCAATATCTTTTCCCCTTGTCCAGCCCGTCCAGAGGATTAAAACGTCTCTCCGGGGCGTACAGCGTTTTCCCGCTAATCCACCACGATCGCCTTGCAGACTGCCCGCGACGGACGCGCGGGCATGGGTTTGGCCTGCCCGATCAGGGTAATGGAAGAATCATCGTTGCTCTTTACCGGCACGATATGCAGGGGCACAGCGGCGTTGCCGGCGGAAATGGAGTCAACAGCGCAGTACCAGATGGTGCCAGGTACATCTACGGCCACACCAAGCAGAGTTTTGGCGTCCAGTTTGGGCACCCATTCCCCGCTCACGGGCGCGGGATAGGTTTCATCCATAAAACGGATGACGTAACTGCCGATGCGCACTTCGCCATCACCCAGTTTGATGCTGATGGGCGCGTCCTGTGCCGTGGAGCGGTAGTTTTCCGCCATATCCAAGAACACGGTGGTCACGTCCTCGCCGCACATGAACTCTACCCTGCCGCCGATCCCCGCCATGCGGATTTCCTGCTGCATGGCCCGCAGCAGACGATACACGTCCGAAAGTTTGCTCGTACCCGTCAGTTTTGTGCTGGGCGTATGGGTAAGCGGCGTACCGTAGTCGATACCGTAGCTTTCCGTACGTCCGCCCGGAAGCTGTACCGGCCAGGCCAGTTTGCCCGTGGTGAGCACGCCCGCGCACATACCCTCGGTGGTAGCGTGGACCGCCTGCCTTACCTGATCCACCTTCTGCGTGCGCCACGCTTCAATCGATGCCTGGTTGCCCAGGAGGACTCTCAAATCATTCAGCTCCGCCGCCGTTACAGGGATCTGTACCTTGATAGGCAGCGGAGCAAAGAACTGCGTTTCGATGGATTCATTGTCCAGAGGAACGGGAACTCCGTCACGGCGCACCACGGGAACGGTCTGCACCACGGCTTTCAGGTCCGTGATGCCCAGCATGGAAAGGGGATGCGTCGGGCGCTGTTTGAAAAAGCGGTCCATGATGGTGCTTTCCAGCGGCGGCAGCGTCCTGAGCGACTGAGCTACCGCCTGCTGGGAAAAAGGCCTTTCAGATTCGCAAGCATAAGGATTTCCTTCGTTAGACGTTTTTAGACTATGCGGGGTAAATGCCGTGTTCCACAAGCTGCGCCGTCTGAATGTCGGTCAGCGCCTTTCCGTCGCCCGTTGTGAGAACGCGGTGCTTCACGCCCCCATGCACCACACACAGAGCGGAACTTTCGCCGTGCTCGCCCGTGGGGTCGCAGGGTGTATCCACCACAGCCACGGGGATCACTGTGGCCGCGTCCGTGGAAAGCAGCGGTTCCCAGGCCGCGCCCACCACAGTGCCGCTCTGTTCGTTATCCCCCATGACATCCACGCGCTTCATGACTGTGCCCACGGGAAGCGCTGCGGCCTTCGCCCTTGCCGAAAGCGGCAGATGGTGCAGCACCACGGGGTGATCACCGGTGGCCGCCCGTTCCCCTGAGAAAACGTATTTGCCGAGATAGCCTTCATTTGCCATGATACTTTCCTTTTACGCCGGCGGCCGTCACGGGTCGCCGGGCGCTCTAGAGCTTCGCCGTCAGTTCGGCGGGATTGATGTTGGCGGACTGGACGCCCGTATGAGACGGGGACGCAGAAAAGTCAGAAGCCCTCCCATCCACGGGGCGAGCTTCCAGTTCGCGGAAATAGCGTTCTTCCATGCTCAGGCTTTCCGTCCTGCCGTCCGGAGCCGCAAAGTCCACGGTTCCGGGCTGCGCCGCCAGCCTGGCCGCAAAGTCCAGCACGCCCGCCTTTTCAGCGGGTTTTACCTTTCCGGCCTTCACCAGTTCCGCCACGCGCGCCTCCCGGCGCTCGCCTTCAATCCTGCCACGATACGCGGCAAAATCGGCGCTGGCCTTTTCCGCCTTCTGTTCCGCTTCAGTTTTGGCAGCTTCCGCCTTGTCCTTTTCCTGTTTGCGGGAATCAGCTTTCTTTTTCAGGTCTTCGTTTTCGGCGCGTAACGCCTCAAGCTGGCCCTGCAGCTGCCCGATCTGCCGCTGCAAATCCTCAATACTCATACTGTCTCCTTCGCCGCGTGTTGCGGCAAAATCCACCGTGATGGCGTTCCCGCCATCATGAAATTCCACCGCCTCAAGTCCGTCGATGGCCGGTTGTGCCGCGCCCAGAAGGGCCACATGCCGCAGGGTCACGCGGTCCGGCATCAGGGACATGGACACATGGCGGTAATGCCTTTTTGCCACGAGGTCCCGCACCGCGTCCGGAACGTGCGCGAACTGTGCGAACAATTTTCCGTTCTCCGCCCTGAGCTGCGCAGCCCAGCCAAAGGCCGGGGCCGCGTCCGTCTTTGGATGGCCGAACACCAGCGGCGCGTCGCGCTTCGCCGGGTTGTAAGCGTGGGCTATGGCCTCTAGGTCGCCTTCCGTGAATGTCTGCGGACGCCCGGCGCTGTCCGTGAAGGTGCCCGTGCGGGCGATTTCGATCCATTTGTCAGGCATAAAAAAAGCCTCCGTTCCCCTGCACTGTGACAGGAAAACGGAGGCTTCGCCCGGAAGGGACGCTTTCTGTGCAAAGTATTTTTAGGCTACGGCGACGTGCCGGAACAAATCCCAGCGCGGCATTTTGACGGCGATGCGGCGCACTTCCTCATACGCCGCCAGCTGTTCCCGCCATTCCTTAGGGATGCCGTCCAACCCGTAGGCCAGCCCGGCCAGTGCGCCCGTCACCGCTCCCGTGGTGTCGGTATCGTCGCCCAGATTGACCGCCTTCAGCACGGCGTCCCGGTAGTTGTCTGTGGTCATGAAGCACCAGAATGCCGCTTCCAGCGTGTCGATGACAAAGCCGCCACTCCGAATTTCCTCTTCCGGCAGCGTGCTTATGTCGTTCTCAAGTATCCTGACGAATTTCCCCAGCGTTGCACTGCTGATAAATGGCACGCCGCGTGCGAAGTCTTCCCGCAGTTCCGCATAGGCGGCTTTCTTCCTGCGGCCCATGCGTAGCTTATTCAGCAGTTCAACGTAGATATAGCAGGCCGCCACGGACCATTCGTGGGCGTGCGTGATGGACGACACGTCCCGGACGATACGAAAACGCTCCTCCGCCTTCCGCATCCCGAACATATAAAACGTCAGTGGTGCTATTCGCATGAGGGAACCGTTGCCATTGTCGCGTTCTCCAGTGCCTCCGGCACGCTCCGGCGGCACCCCCTTCTTGAGCCGCTCAATGGCCCTCGCCGTGGTGCCGCCCACGTCAAAGACCTTGCCGTGCGGCGTGTACACGGCTTCATCATGCCATTCGACAAACCGGCGGGCTATTCCCTCCAGATTGAGGGAATTCGCAAGCAAGCCATCCGCAAGGGCCAATGTGAGCGAGGTGTCGTCCGACCATGTTCCCGACGGCTGGTTGTGCGTGCCGTAGCCCTGCATGCCGGTGACGAGGAACGTTCCTCGGCGCTGGAACTCCACGGGCACGCCCAAGGCGTCACCCACGGCCACGCCCAGAATCAGCGAAAGAGGCTTGTCGTCCGCCTTTTCGTAATACTCACATGGCGCACCATCGAAATAAACGTCATTGGGCTTGTTGTCTGGGGATTCAAAAATCTCGCAGTTGCCCGTATCTGCCCTGTCAAGCGGGCTGCCGTCCTCGGCAACCGTTGCCCGGAACAGGCAGGTTTCACAGGCTACCGCATTAGGCCCCTGCGTATTCCATATCTCGCTTTCCCATCGTGGACGCTTGCCGCTCATGTCTGTTCCCCGCCTCATATCTGTTCGACGACTTCAAGTTCAAACGTCAGTGCTCCGTCCGCCGTCTTTTCCACCTTTGATACTTTGAATTTCGTCCCGCGCTGGATGATGGTTTCATCCTCATAACTGAAATATTCCTGTGTTCTTTTGCCGTCCCATTCTCGTTTATCGCCGTAGCCGTAATGGCTGAACGGCTCTGAATACATCATCTTGGTGCCCCTGGGACAGTAAATGCGGAAGATGAAGCCCCCGAACCCCTGCCCCTTGGCGCTGCCGCAGGAACAAAACGCGTGTTCAACCTTCTCTTTCCCCTCCAGCGCTTCCTTTAATTCCGCCAACGACCACTTCCAAAACGCCTCTTCCGGCAGTTCCAGAAAAGCCGCCGCGCCCGCTGCGGTTTCAATGCCGCGTTGCAGCCAGATGTCCCTGTCATAGGTCGAGCGGCTGATGACCTCGGTCATGTGGCGGATGGCCTCTCCACGGCCTTCGGCATCCAGGTCGACTTTGCCCACGCCCTTAAAGTTACCCCACCGCCCCTCGTGCCCGCGCAGGGGGCGGTTGAAACCGCCTGAACTTTGCGTGTAGGCGTACAGTGCGTCCTTTTCCGCCTTGTTTGCCGTGCTCCAGACATCCCCAGTGCGCGTCCGCATCACCGCATCCGCCTCCTGCGGCGCCTGCGCCCACAACGCCGCATCCTTGCGGGCCTGGGAATAGGGATTAAGAGTATCTTTACCACCATTTTTCAAAAGCGACAAGGAATCCTGGATATTTTTTTGCTTCTCCAGCAGATCGGCCAGCGTCTTGCCCGTGGCGTCGAATTCAGCAAGGTCGCTGAGGTAGCCCTCGAATTTCGCTGCCTCTTCCGGCGTCAGGCCACCGGCCTTCAGCTTCCCCTGAAAATACGCCTTCTTGTGCGGGATGGCCCCGGCCTTGGCACTCCAGTCCGCCGTGGTCACGGCGTCCATCCAGATGCCGCTGTACGTCTTGACGGGAAAGGCCGTTATCTGCGCCTCGACCTTCTTGGCCTGCGCTGACAGCTTTTTCTTTTCCGCCGAAACCTTCTTCTTTTGCAGGGCCGTCTGCAGTTCCGCCTTCTTCGCCTCCAGTTCGACTATTGCCTGCTTGTCCGTTGTGGCCTTGATGAGCGTCTCGACAGCGGAAATGTCCGCTTCCAGTTTCTTTTGCGTGAGCGGTTCCTTTTTCGGCACCGGCGGGGCCGTGTCCATGCCGTGCTTCTTGAGATCCAGCCCCGCGTCCGCCCAGTCCTTGCCGGGATTGTGCCTGAAGCCCTTGTCCGCGCCAGGAAAATGGACAAAATATTCCATGCCCGTCTTCGGATCCGTCCATACGCCGGCCTTGGGCATTTCCTTTTCCACGGTCAGCCCCTGCGCCTTCACCTGCCGCTCGGAGAGCGTGCGCACTCCGCACCGACAGCGAAACCCGTTGGGCGGGTAGTTGGTTGCCCAAAACTCATGGTCAGCCGGATAGACCTTGCCGTGCAGAATGGCATGGGAAGGACGCACCCGCCTGTCCATGACCGCGATATACTGCCAGTAGGGGCGTGACTCCTTCACGGCCTGCATTTTTTTGTACCGGCCGGCGCTGTAGGCGGTTTGCAGGTTGGTACGAAAGATGTTTTCCACCCGGTAATCATGCCAGCCCTGAGCCTGTATAGCCTCCACAATCCTTTTCTTGAAGTCCGCCAACGTTTCCCCGTTTTTCACGGCTTCCTCTATGGCGTCGCTTACAAGCTGCACAAGGTCATGCTTGGCCAACCCAGTGACGTAGAACGCCCGGTACCTGACTTCCTCGTTCAGTGCCTTGGCTTCCTCGTCCGTGAGCTTGGCACGCCATTTCCAGAACTCCAGCGCCGCGTCCGGCGTAACACCTTCTGCTATAATTTCCGGGTCCGGCAGGTCGAATCCAGGCTTTTTCTTAGTCATCTTCTTCTTCCTCCGCCTGAACCGCAGCTGCGCCAAACCCGGCAGCCGCAGTCATGGCGCGGGCAAGAAAACTCTCCAGCACGTCCGGGGCCATGGCCGGGGAAAGAAGCGCAGACAGACCTTCCTCCAGATCTTCATAGCTTTTGGCGGACCGTATCTCGTTCTCAATTTGCGTGACAAATTCTGCACTGGCTTTGAGTGCTCCGGGCAGCATTTTCACGATAGCCACGTCAAGATTGCCCTGAGCCTTTTCTGCAGTAGTCTTTTCCCAGCCAGATGGAGCCGAGAAATCCGCACCTGCGGCTGTCGCGCCTTCCGGCGGCATGGACTCATCCTCCAGCGTGAACTCTTCCGGCTTGAGCCCGAAGCGCCCAGTGAAGTATTCCCGCGTAAACTTCGCGCCCATTTCCCGTATTTTCCTGCCAAGGTCCGCCTGTACGTTCAAATCTTCCGGGTCGTCATATTCTGCCAGCGGCGCAAAAACTCCCGGCCCGGCGTTGACCTGGGCATACAGCCAGGTGATCTCGTTCCATGCGTCCGTGACCATGGCCTTGTCGGCATCAGCCAGATCATCGGCCACGTCCGCGTGCGTCTGCGCCGCTGCCTGAGAATTCTTGCCTTCCATTTCCACTGTCAGGGTCTGACCCATGAGAACCTTGGAGATAGCCCTGTCTTGTCGGGCAAGAAACTGCTCGTGGAGCTGCCCCTGCGTCTGCCCGGCGCCTTCCAGCTTAACGTTGGCGCCATAGGGGATCACGGCTACGGCATCCTGCACCATGCGCGAAAGCCCCCGTGCCATGTCCTGCTTCTCCAGCGCCGTGGCCCTGGCCGGAGCTTCACCGACTACCCAGGGCATACCATGGCGCTCAACAAAACGGGCATAGAAAGACAGGCCGCCGCGCTTAAAGCTCACCGGCCACAGGCATCGGCTCAATAGCCGTAAGCCATAAGGATTGTCGTAGGTGGCGTGGTGCGTGACTAATACGAACTTTCCCGCGGGCAACGGGCGTGGATCTGCGCAGAACAGGCCGTATTCTCCAACGAACACAGGCTGGTTCCGGCTGTCGAAACGGAACCAGTGATAGGGCTTCGGTACGATGTCAACGATATGCCACCAGTCCCCGTCAAAACGCCAAATAAGTTCCAGCGGAGTGAAGCCGTAAAAAGGCGCGTCAAGCATCCCGCTGACCACAGTACGCAGGTTGGTGCGCTCAAGGTCCTGCATGAAACGCCGGTGCAGTTCTTCCGCTTCCGGCGAGGGTGTTGCACCTTCCGGCGCTCCGGCCCGGAAAGTAAGATGGGGACAGTTCAGCACACGGTTCTTCCGGGAAAGCATCGCTGTCGTCACCTGGTCATCCGCTGAGAGCTCCTGCAGCACCCTGGCGTCGTCCCCGCGCCTGCGCAGCACCGGGTCTGGATCCGGCAAGGTGCTCAGCCAGCCCTCCAGTTCCCCGAAACATACGCCCGCATTTTGTCGCGTTGCCAGTTCCGTGGAAAGTTCCGCGCTGCTGAACGGCTGAAACGTTCCGTCCGGCATAAAAAGCCCATCTGCCATGTAAAAACCTCCGTTTCCCTGCCTTTGTGGCAAAAAAACGGAGGCCTTACCCTGAAAGGGCGCGTTCCATGCGAAGGTTTTCTGTCTGCTCACCAGCCACTCAAATCTAATCCGGGCATCCTTACCCCCACATACTCCCACGGTTCTACACTTCCCAGCTCCCTGCGCGCGTCCAGCATCATGGCGCAGGCTACCACGGCGTCTCCGTGCCTGCCGCCTGTCCTGTCCCTGGTACGCTGCTCCGGCACGCGGGCAACACCGCGCACCACACGCAGGCTGCGGAAGTCGGAAAGTACACCCGCATCCCTGGGCAGCACCAGCGTTTTGTCCTCAATGCCGCTCTTGAGCAGCGGCATGGTCTCTCTGTACCACGCCTCGGAAATCATCACCTCCCGCGCCCGTTCCGGCCCGTACTTCTGGCGGGCCGCCTCGGCCAGCGCGGAACCGTTGCCTCTTGCGTCAAGAGACACGCCGGAGAATCGCGGCAGGGAGCCGATGACGGCAAATAGTATCTGTTGCTGCGTTCGGTGCGGGCAGTCCCGCAGTTCCAGCACGAAAGGCGGGGTGAGCCGCAGGTCGCGCTGTTCTGTTGCGGGCCAGAACACGGAAAGGTCGCCGGACCGGCCGAAGTCCACGCCCATGAAATGGGCGCAGTCGCCGGGAAGTTCCCCCATAAGGGGAGCTAGGTTCGCCGCGATCCAGCCCCTGGTATAGGTTTCGGCCACGTCCAGCGGCCAGTCCACAAAATCCTCCGCCGGGGCAATCCATGTCACCACGGGGAGGGCTGCGTCCATGCACGCCTCAAGCATCGTTGTGGTCAGGTACGCTCCCGCCGAGCGCCGGGGAATACAAAAAAGCTCTTCATCCGCGCCGTCTCCGTAGTCCTCAATGATACCCGCCCGCCATGCATCCTCCGCCTCCCTCGTCCATTCGCGGGGCGGATGCGCACGCTTGCAGATAGTCCTGAACAGGCCGTCTGCTATGGCGTCATCAAGCGTGGTGCGGTGCAGGCTGTAGGCAAGCCGCCCGGCACGGATATCGTTAACAAGCTCATTAAAGGGGTTGTTTTCCCCGTTATGCGTGGAAAGGATAGATACGCTGCCGCCCCACATGAGCAGAGCGAAGGCCGCCTTCATCAGTTCGTCCAGGTCGTCCACAAAGGCAGCTTCGTCAATAATGACGCGTCCCTGCTTGGACCTCAGGGAACGGGCCTCGGAGGGCAGGCCCCACACGCTGAAGCCGGAGGCAAAGCGGATGCGGTACACCGTGATATCCCGGTCAGCGTCGCGCAGCACAAGCTCCTCCATGTCGTGGGCCAGCACGTCGAGAGCCTTGGCCCAGAACGCGCAGTCGCGGATGAATGTCTGCGTCATTTCCTTGTTGTACGACAGGTAGAAAGTGTCCTGCCCGCCTGCTTCGCGGCTCTTGGAGGCCTCCAGCACGGAAAGGAACGCTTCGCAGTACGATGCGCCGATGCGGCGCGATTTCTCCCACACGCGCACCCGGGCCGTGTCCGCCATCCAGCTGCGCTGATAAGGCAGAAATATGTCCGCCGCGCCCCCCATTACGCGCCTCCCTCCACTATGCCGATAGCCTTGCAGATATGCTGTGCCATGTCGCTGGAAAGGCCGCGCCTGCGCTCCTGCTCACCGGCATCATCCCTGGGCAGTCCGGCCTCCAGTTCGCCCAACAAATCAAGACAGCGCTTGATGTCCTGCACGGTCGCCGCCGTGATTTTGGAGGGATCGGCGAGGGCCATACCCAGCTTGCCCTCGACTGCCTGTTTCAGCGCAGCCACGGCATCGGCCCTCGTGGAAATTACAGGTCGGGCCTCAGGTTCGGCATAGGACGGAATCTTGCCGGAGGCGGCCAGCTCCGCCCGTTTCAGGGCCAGATTCTCAAGGGAGGCCACGGCAAACGCAGCCTGCGCAGCCTCCTTGCCATCCCCCGCTTCCAGAAGGCGTTCCAGGATAGCTTTGCGGCCCATGATGGTGTTGAAACGAATCTCGCTTTCTGCCTGTGCCAGCTGCTCCCGCCGCCTGGCCCACTGGAATTTCTGCCCCCAGGCTTTGAGCGTGGTGGCTGACACGCCCGTCAGCTCCGCCACCCGGGCATAGGAAAGACGCTCCTCGCAATATAGCTCCTGAGCCCGCCACACGGTGTCTGGCTCATGCTCCCAGCCCACGGCTAGTCCTCCAATTCGGCGTTCAGTATTTCGATACGTTTTTCTATATCGCGGATTTCCATTATCTGCTGGGCCAGCACGGCCATACCGTCTATGGCGTCCAGCTCCTGTATTTCGGACAGGGGAATGGCGGGATTCAGAATTTTCCGCAGTTTCACGAGGTTTTCCCTCGTTTTTGCTTCCAGACGTGCACGCTTTTCGCGCAAGCTCATTCTTTGCAGCTTAAAATCCATGCGCTCGCTCATATCAGATCCTACATCCTTCCTCTGGCGGCTTCACGGGCCATTGGACATTGCATGTTGTTTTCCGTCAGGACGGCCATACGTTGTAACGCTCCGATGCAGTTGGTGATGACATCGGACAAATCCTTGGCCATACGCTCGTAATTCTTTACCAGTTCTACGTTGTCGCGGTAGTATTTATCCGTCACGCTTTGGTTATCGCCCAGCTCCCTGATCATTTTCAGGGAATCATCCCTGTACGACGACAGAATGCGGGCGGTCTCCGCACTGTGCGCCTGCATTATCTCATCCGAGCGCTTCGTGCGCAGATGTTCAAAAAATAGCATGGCGATGATGACAAGCGCCGGGCCGGAAAGTGCCAGTGTGAGTAATCCCGGCACGCCAAGCTGTGTCAGCACGGCGGCGATGCTCTGAGCCGCTGTGACAAGGGCTTCAAGTTGCGTCGAATCTATCATTCTTTGTCTCCGGGGAGCTGCGCCTCATAACAGTTCAGGGCGTCTTCAAGCCCGGCCACATACGCCCGGATGCGGGC